GACAGTATTTAATAAAGGTCTTGCCGTAGTTGCAGCTAAGAAACTTCCTATGTTGATTAGTGCATTTGCTAATGGAAAGCTTTCTCTGTTAATTGATTATCCTGAAGAATTGCTTTTTCCCTTCAATCCAAATCCATATCATATTAACCTGCAGTCTAATTTTAATCCTATGTTTGACGAAAAGCAGAAAGTATTTAACTACGCAGGCCTTATCCAAGATAAGACAAAGAAGTGGATTAAAGATCAGAACATTGGTGACTGGGAACTAAAGAAGTATGGATCTCGTAAAGATGGTCAAGATCGTGTAATTGAACCAGAAATGGTTAATATCTATGGTCAGCAATGGGGAGTTCTCATGCCTGGTTATTTTCACGCTGGTTCAGGTTGGTGGAGAGCACGTCCTTTACAAGTTGCTGATGCTGGTTCTATTCTTATCGGTGATTGGAAAGAAATGGTTATCTATTATGATGACGATGAACTTGCTTCTCTTAAGGCACATGAAATTACTATGATGTCAGATAAACAGCTTGAAGATGTGGCAGAAGCCCAAAAACAAGCCATATATAATACTCACCCGCTGGATAAAGGTATCGAGCAGGAAGAGCTAAGAAAGGTATTATACGCATGAATATTCTAGTAGTAGGTGCTGGATTTGCTGGAGCAACTGTTGCTCGTATGTTAGCAGAAGCTGATCATCAAATTACTGTTATTGATAGTAGAGATCATGTAGCCGGCAATGCATATGACTATATTAATCAGTATGGCATTCGAGTTCACAAATATGGTCCGCATATTTTCCACACAAATAATAAGAAGGTCTATGATTGGTTGAATCAGTTTACAACATGGGTACCATATAAGCATAAGGTAAAAGCTGTACTTAAAGATGGTAAGTATGTTACTTTACCGGTAAATAAAGAAACAAAAAGAGTTGTTGGTGAAGATAAAATTATCGATACGTTCTTTAGACCTTACACGTATAAAATGTGGGGTAAAACCATCGAAGAACTCGATCCCAGTATTTTAAATCGTGTTCCAGTAAGAGATGATGATAACGAATATTATTTTCCTAACGACGAATATCAAGCCATGCCAAAAGATGGTTATACAGATATGGTACAAAATATTCTAGATCATGAAAATATTACTGTTAAGTTGAGTACGCTATTTGGTCATAAGATGGAAGAAGATTATGATCACATTTTTAATTCTTCTCCAATTGATGTATATTTTCATCATAAGCACGGTGAATTACCATATCGGTCTATTAAGTTTCATGATGTGACAATCCCATCTCCAAGAGTATTGCCTACAGCAACTGTAAACTTTACACATGACGGTCCATATACTCGTTATACAGAATGGAAAAACTTTCCTTCTCATGGCGATAATCCACGTTATACGACTCTTACTTACGAAGAGCCATGTGACTATCGAGAAAATAATAAAGAGCGTTATTATCCAGTTAAAGATGTTGATGGTAAGAATCGCAAAATCTATGAAAAGTACAAGTCAATGGTTAAAGAAAATATGACATTCATTGGTCGCTGTGGAATGTACGTATATGTAGATATGCATCAAGCTATTAATTCATCAATGACAACAGCAGAGAAATTTATTGAGGCAAACAAATGAGAGTAGCAATTACAGGTTCAAGTGGCTTTATTGGTGGTCACTTAAAACAAAGACTGACAAATGAAGGTCATAAAATTGTAGAATGGGATACTAATATCGATAGACCTATCGAATCCTTTAAAACAGACAGAGTAGATTATGTAGTTCATCTTGCTGCATATGCAGACGTAAGAGCAAGTATTGATGATCCTGATAAGTATTGGGAAAATAATGTAATTAATACAACCCGTATTCAGCGTATGTGTCACAAAGAAAATATTCCACTTCTTTATGCATCCTCTTCATGTATTCACAATTGGTGGTTATCACCATACGGTGTAAGCAAAAAAGTAAATGAAGAAACCGCTTATGATCGACAAGTAGGTTTACGATTTACAACAGTCTATGGCGAAGGTGCACGTGACACTATGTTGATCGGTCGACTTGTTTCAGGTAATATTAGGTATCTAACAGAACACGTAAGAGATTTTGTACATGTAAGCGATGTAGTAAATGCAATTTGTATCTTAATGTCATACGATATTGGAGAACTAAAACCAGCATATGATATTGGTACAGGTAAAGGTAATGTTGTTGCAACTCTTGGAGAAATTGCTGGATATGGGCATCTTCCAATTATGTCTGGTGATGTGTGCGAAGCACAAGATAATACTGCAGACATTACTGATATGTCGAAACTTGGATGGAAACCCACCGTTGATGTAAAAGAATTCTTGCATCAAATTTGTTTAGATGGAATACCAGTTTAGTGTGTACATTTTCATCAAGTTGTGATATAATTATACATAATTAATTCAGGAGAATTGTATGTCAATTATGGATAAACTCAAGAAGAATAGTAAAGTCAAAGAAACTGCTATTCTTTCTAAATCTAAATTTTTTAACAAGAAGGATATGGTACTAACAGATGTCCCTATGATTAATGTTGCCTTATCTGGTTCCGTGGATGGCGGACTTACACCTGGACTTACAGTCTTAGCAGGTCCATCCAAACATTTTAAAACTTCGTTTGCTCTTATCATGGCAGCAGCATATATGAAGAAGTACCCTGAATCTGTTATGTTGTTTTATGATTCAGAGTTTGGTTCACCACAAGAATACTTCAAGCAGTTCAATATTGATACAGATCGTGTTCTTCATACACCTATTAAAAATGTAGAAGAACTTAAATTCGATCTAATTGGTCAATTAGAAAACCTTGAACGTGGTGATAAAGTTATTACAGTTATTGATTCAATCGGCAATCTTGCATCTAAAAAAGAAATGGATGATGCTATTAATGAGAAGTCAGTAGCAGATATGTCTAGAGCAAAAGCACTTAAAGGTTTGTTCCGTATGACAACACCATACTTAAACATGAAAGATATCCCTTTGATTGCTGTTAATCATACATACCAAGAAATGGGTTTGTTTCCTAAGGCTGTTGTTTCGGGTGGAACAGGTATTTACTATTCTGCTGATAATATCTGGATTCTTGGTCGTCAGCAAGATAAAGTTGGTACCGAAATCAAAGGCTATCACTTTGTCATTAATGTAGAGAAATCCCGTTATGTTAAAGAAAAGTCAAAGATTCCTATTTCTGTGTCTTGGGAAGGTGGAGTACAAAAGTGGTCTGGTTTGCTTGACGTTGCTATCGAAGGTAAATATGTCGCTAAGCCGTCTAATGGCTGGTATTGCAGGGTTGACCAACAGACTGGTGAATTACTTGAGCCAAAAGTACGAGAAAAACAAACTTTAGAAGAAGAATTCTGGACTCCTATCTTTAAGGATGGATTTGGTAATTACCTTAAAAAGAAGTATGCGATTGTGAGTGATAATGATTGAGCTAAAAGATTATGAATTAATTCCTTCTGAAGAAGATGGTCAAGCGTGGAATGTAAGACTATTAACCGGTCCATTTACTGAAACAGTTTTTCGTTTCGGATCGATCTCATTCAATGAAATTGAAGAAGGTATGATGTCCTTTAATTTTCATATTGTATATTCTCCAGATGAAAATCTTACAACAGAAGTTGTAGAGTTACAAGAGTATGCAGGAGATTTATTGCAAGCAATTATTAGAGACGGAATCGAATCTGGTTCAGTTATTACAAAAGAGACAGATGAATGAAAATACTAGTAATGGGATTACCTGGTTCAGGTAAAACATGGCTAGCTGAAAGATTACAGTCTTATTTAGACTGTGCTTGGTATAATGCTGATACTGTTCGTAAAATGGCAAATGACTGGGACTTCTCTCCTGAAGGAAGAGTACGACAAGCAAATCGCATGAGAACATATGCTGATTATGAGAAATCTTATAATAGAACTGTTATCTGTGACTTTGTTTGTCCTACTCGAGCAACAAGAGAAGCTTTTAATCCAGACTTAGTTATTTGGTTAAATACTATTAGCTTAAGTAAATTTGAAGATACTAATGATATCTTTGAAAGACCTGCGTTAGTCGATTGGGTGATCGATAATTACCTAACGGACGAACAAATACTAGCAATTGCAGAGGATATTAAAAACTATGTCGTTTGATTGGACAAAACCTACTGTGCAAATGCTAGGAAGATGGCAGCCATGGCACCCAGGTCACACAGAATTATTTAAGCGTATTCATACTATATCTAATCAAGTTTGTATTATGGTTAGAACACTACCTTCTTCAGATGACAACCCTTTTGATATTAATCAGGTATCATCAAGAATTTCTATTGAATTAAATAAAGAAGGGTTTACAAGCGGTGTTGATTATGTTATAATACAAGTACCAAATATAACTAACATCAGTTATGGCCGTGATGTTGGCTATACATTTACTGAGCACGATCTTGGCGAAAAGGTACATAACATTTCAGCCACAAAGATTAGAGCCAAAATGAGAGAAGAGGGAACTCTTGCAAGCTAATATAGAACAAACTATTCTACGTAATTTGTTAACAGATGAAAAGTACATGCGTAAAGTACTACCTTTCATCAAGCCAGATTATTTCCAAGGCGCTTACCGGTCTCTCTTCAAAGAGGCTGGTAAATACGTCGGTAAATATAATAATTTACCTACCGCCGAGTCTCTTGTTATTGAATTGCAAGAGTCATCCAATATGTCTGACGAACAATTCCAAATGTCAATGGATATTGTTCCTCAGCTTTTTAGTACAGACGTTGTTGATCAAGATTGGTTGCTTGATGCTACAGAAAAATGGTGTCAAGACCGTGCATTATATAACGCTGTAATGGAATCCATCTCTATCATCGATGGTAAACATGAAAGTCTTACTAAGAATGCCTTGCCCGATATTCTATCACAAGCACTTGGTGTTTCTTTCGATAAAAATGTAGGTCACGATTATGTCGAAAATGCAGAAGAAAGATACGAATTCTATCATAAAGAAGAAGACCGTCTACCTTTTGATCTCGAATTTTTTAACTCAATCACAAAAGGAGGCGTCCCACGTAAGACTCTTAATATATGTCTTGCTGGTACTGGTGTCGGTAAATCTCTCTATATGTGTCATGTTGCTGCAGCTGCTCTAGCTGAAGGTCGTAATGTTCTATACATTACAATGGAAATGGCAGAAGAAAGAATCGCTGAACGTATTGATGCTAATCTTCTTAATGTCCCCATTGATCAACTCGAGAATTTATCGAAAGATCTCTTTACTACAAAGGTTAATAACTTAGCAACAAAAACAAATGGTAAGTTAATCATTAAAGAATATCCTACTGGCTCTGCACATACTGGTCACTTTAGAGCTTTACTTAATGAACTAAAGCTGAAGAAGCAATTTGAGCCTGATGTTATCTTCGTTGATTATCTTAACATCTGTTCTTCAGCTCGTATGAAAGGAATGGGTGGTGCAATCAACTCATATAATTACATTAAAGCAATTGCTGAAGAGTTACGTGGCCTTGCAGTCGAGTTCGACGTACCGCTCTTCTCTGCAACGCAAACGACTCGTTCTGGTTATTCTAACTCGGATGTTGGGCTTGAAGATACCTCCGAGTCTTTTGGATTACCCGCGACCGCGGATCTAATGTTTGCTTTGATCTCTACCGAAGAACTAGAACAAAGTGGACAACTTATGGTCAAACAGTTGAAGAATAGATATAATGATCCTACACATAACAAAAGATTTGTGATTGGTGTAGATCGTGCAAAGATGCGACTGTATGACGTTGACGAAAGAGAACAAACATTAACTGACGATACGCCGGTGTTTGATCAAACTGAAACAGGAAAAAGATTTGAGGATTTTAAGCTATGACACCATTCTATACAGAAATCCCACCAAAAGACAAATGGTGGAGCCACTACTGTTCTAAAAACCAAGATGTAATGAGTTTCCAAAAAGGTTACGAATGCGATTGGTGTGGTATGACCGAAGAATTAGTTGAACATAATAAACAAAAAATCGATTATATGAACAAATACATGGAATGGCGAAAAGATGAAAGTAAGACTGATTAGTTATAGTCAACCAGTAAAAGGAGAACTTTATGTCGGTGATAACATCCAAGAGCTCGTTGCTTATTGTGCCCGTGTCTCCAATCCGTCGAACCAAGCCAACCACGAAACGTCCGAAAAATTACTCTCATACCTTGCTAAACACAAGCACTGGTCGCCGTTTGAAATGGTTAGCGCTTGCTTAGAGATTACTACAACTCGTGATATTGCAAGACAAATTCTAAGACATCGATCATTTTCTTTCCAAGAATTTTCTCAAAGATACGCAGAGCAAACCGAATTTTCTAACTTTAAAGAAGCACGCTTGCAAGACTCAAAAAATAGACAAAATTCTATTACAACCGAAGATGCTGATTTAAAACTAGAATGGTTAAAAAAACAATCTGAAGTTGCTCTTACTGTTAGAGACTCTTATCAATGGGCATTAGATAATGGAATTGCAAAAGAGCAAGCTAGAGCTGTTCTTCCGGAAGGTATGACGACATCTACAATGTATATGAACGGCACTCTTCGATCATGGATGCATTACATCGAGCTTAGATCCGGTATAGAAACACAGAAAGAACATAGAGAAGTTGCTATTGAATGTGCTAATAAGCTAGCGCCAATCTTTCCTCTTATGAAAAAAATTACAAGTAGTTGATTTCATTTAAAAAGAAAATGCACTTTTTAGTGTACATTTGCACTAGAATAGTGTATAATAATATCAACAATTGGAAAAGAGGAGTATATCATGTTTTTTCTTAAAGAGAAGTTCGTCAACGACGGTCCTTATCTTCGCTATCGTACAGTCGAAGAGCCTTACGGTAAGATCGTAGGTCGTTGGAAGTATGGTCGCGGTTTCATTACTAAGGCAATCTTTAAGAATTGGTTGATCAAGTCTGGTATGCCTATCGAAGCTTACTTTAAAGCTATCGAAAAAGGGCATGCACCTCTCGACATCATGCGTCATATCGATCAAGACTTCTTCGATGCTAAGCGCGCAGCTTGGAACAAGAAGATGTATGAGCAAGGTTACCAGCAGTGGAGAGCTTCTAATGCTTAAGCATCTTTTTGTTATTAGTTGTACTGCAGCTTTTATTGGTGGATTTGTTACAGGCAAATCTGCTTTTGCATCTGCTCATACTGAACTTGATGCTCAAGTTAATTGTCTAGCAGACAACATTTATTGGGAAGCTCGCAATCAACCAACAAAAGGTATGATTGCTGTAGCACTTGTTACTCGTAATCGTGTATTTGATACTCGTTATCCAGATACATACTGTGGCGTTGTTGAACAAGGCCCAGTTCGCGAAAGTTGGAAAAAGAATGGCACTTACTATCCCGTGCGCAACCGCTGTCAATTTAGTTGGTATTGCGACGGTAAATCCGATAAAATTCCAAAAGTTGATTTAGATGTATATGAGTTAGCTCGTATTATTGCTTTTAAAATAATTGCTGGCGCATCTATAAGAGACTTTACAAAAGGTGCCACACACTATCATGCTACTTATGTGCTGCCAGCATGGGCTGAATCAAAGACAAAGACCGTACAAATTAAAGACCACATTTTTTATCGATGGGAGAAATAATAATGCCATATCCAGTAATTGACACAGGACCTACTGTTGACTTTAAATTTGATGAAGAAACTCTCTGTGATGAGCTTCTCGACTATATCACTAGTACATATGATTCACACTATGCAACTGAAAGCTTTCAAGCCACCGAGTTTATTATCGATGGTGGACATGGTACAGGCTTTTGTATAGGGAATATTCTTAAGTACGCGCAGCGCTACGGAAAGAAGGGCTCGCGTAAAGACGCTCGGAAAGACTTAATGAAGGTTCTTCACTACGCGATAATTCAACTTTACGTGCATGACCTTGAGGAACAATCGAACCTTTCTGACGATTAATCATAGTATTTGCATATTCAATATCAAATTTAATTCCCTCGAGATTACCGTGATAGGCATCTAAGCTAAGCTTATGTCTCATCGCGGTAATTCTTGCTTTTAATTGTACATCAATCATATATATTAACTCCGCTTCCTTCTTTTATATATTTAGGAACACAGTATGCTGTTGCTCTGTCTCTTGGATCCATCCAGTCGATAGAACCATAGTTACCATATCTTCTTGTCATTTCACTAGCAAAGTAATTACATTCTACGATACTACGAAAATACATATCATTAGAAATAAGACGACGACTGTCGCCGGTGCCTAGATATAGTTGTAAAAGAAATACGTGAATTAATTCCATTACTTTAAGCTTTCTTCTAAGCTTTCCATCATTTCTAGTATATTAGGTCTATCTTTTTCTGGTTCGTATACACATTGTATTTGCCGAGGACAATATTCGAATTTATCGATAAAGATTGTTTCGGTTGTATTGTTTGCACCCATATATAGACATATTTTTTGATTGCGTACAACTTTTCTCTTGGCTAATCTACATACAACCATCTTTTTTTCTTCAATAATTCCTCTCCACAGTTTCTGCATTGGAGTCCATGAGTCAGATGTGCGAGCACGATCCTCTACTCCATGACTTGACCATGCACTATTAGGAATAATGAATAAGCAAAAAAGAATAGAAAAAAGAATTAGTAGGGTGTTACCTATACGCACATACCATTTCATATTCCGTGATGCCAATCATATAATAATTTAACTGCCCAAACAAAACCGCCACAAGAAACAATACCGAATAAAGTAATAGCTGTCCATTCTACAAATTTACGTCGACGCTCAGCCTGCTTATAAATTGTTTCTTTACGTCTCTTACGTATTTCTACTTCCATGCGTACTAGTTCATCCCACTTAGATCTGCCTAATGTAAGACTAATGAACTGTTGTAATTCATACCTCATGTCTTCTGCTTTTTTCTTAGCAGCAAACGCTTGCATGGCTTCTTCTTCGACTGACCCTTTAAATGCTAGTTTCTTAAATATTGGAGGATTTTTTGCTTGTCGTTCGGCTTCAGATAAATCTGACATGGCACTCATCCAGCGACCAAGGTCACCTGCCATTTGCTCGATATCTCTACCGACTGCAAATCCTTTTTTAAGTACACCAAAGGCTGCACTCGCCGTTGCCAGTGCTGATACTGGATCTACCATGATTACCTCATTTTAATGGTTAACCATGATATATTTCAATTAAAAATATAGTTCGCTCTTAGCTTTATTTATATGTTTACAATACCGGAAAAATGTAGTATAATATATAGTATATAGTGATGAAACAGACCGAAAGGTAGGCCGGACGCGGGGGCAGTACCCGCCGCCTCCACCATAAACACAGGGTGAATGATGCAACCGTGGCATTTATTTCTCGGAGTATTGTTACTTTTATTTTCGGGATTCCTTTACGAATATGGCAAAGGAAACGAACGAATAGGAAATAAAACTTTTCTTACTCCTGTGTTTATGATGGGGGCGAAATAGGATCGACGGATATTGGATAGGAACGTGGAGCTATCCCGCGCAAGCTGGGTTAACGCAAGACATGACTAAATGCAAACGATAACTTTGCTCCTGAGATGCGCTTAGCTGCGTAATCTGTGGGTTGGCCACTTACCTAGAAACAGAAAAGTGGTAACTTTTTATAAGCTGTTATATAAATAGAGATATAATTAAAGGAGAGCTATATGCCGCCAAGAAATCATAAGAAGTGGTTAGAGACACCGAGCATAGAATATATCTCTAGTGAATGCTATAACAACCAGCAGATCCATGACCAAGAGATGGAACAAATCTTTAGTAAGGTTTGGGTTCCAATGTGTCATAAATCTGAGATGCCCGAGCCAGGCAATTTTAGAACAACACAAATTGCAGGTGTCAACATTATTGCAATTAATAACGGTGATACAATTAAATCTTATCTAAATACAGGTAAGTTTAATACACCTTCAGGAACAATGTCACGAGTAGAATTTTTAATGGATGACTATACTCCGCTATATACAGAAGTAAAACACGGAGGTATGGTATGGACTACCTTAAATAAAAATCCTACACAAAGTGTTGAAGAATGGACAGCAGGAGCATTTGACTGTATTGCAGATGCTATTGACACTGAAGAGATGGAGGTCTTTCATTATCATAAAGCAGTTATAGACACTAACTATAAATTGTGGCATGATACTAATAGCGAATTCTATCATGACTTTATGCACTATTTTAATCGTGTGTCAGGATTCAACGACGCTTACTTTGCGCGTAAGAACATCCCATTTGACAATGGTCACGTTAATGTAAGTAGTTTTACTGTAAACTATACAGAATATGAAGGTTTTGAAGATAGAGGCGAATTATCTTTCCCTAATCTGCCACCCAACCAGTGGTACATGGTTGACCTGTTCCCAGGTTTCAACTTCAACCTGAGAGGCAGTGCATACCGCAGTGATTCTGTCACACCACTTGGTCCAAACAAAGTATTGATTGAGTTCCGTGGCTACGGTTTGAAGAAAGACACTAAGGAAGAAAGACTTACTCGTATCAACCATCATAATTCTATCTGGGGTCCGTTTGGACGTAACCTGCATGAAGATCTGATTGGTGTTGCTGGTCAAGGTACAACAATGCGTGAAGGTACAGAGGCAAGACGTATTTTACATGGTCGCCACGAGAATGGAACTATCCATGATGAGGTTGGTATGAGACATTACTATGCTGCATGGGGTGATATGTTGGACGTAGATCCGATGAGACCCAGGTTGAAGCATGCTTCTTAAAACGCTAGTGCTATGGTACATAGTGTATCTACCATTAGCAATTGTTGGAGCAACGTATGGATTACATAGATATTGGGCCCACCAGCAAGGTCCTAGAAACACTGCATTTGAGTGGATATCACTTGTATGCAGTTTGTTTTTAGGAGTATATAAACCACTAGGATGGATAGGTATCCATAGACTTCATCATAAGTATAGTGATTCCGAAAAAGATCCACACTGTCCCAAATTCAAAGGTTGGAAAGTTTTAGTGTCAGATTGGTCAGATACTAAAGTACCTTTATTTATTGTAAGGGATATTGTTTCAAACCCCAGAATCCGTTTTTTTCAAAAGTATGGAAAATATCTTATTTGGCCAATAATTGTGTGTTGTCCATTGACAATATTATATGGTTACATAGGTATAGGTGTTTTGAATTATTTTGGTCATTCTACTAATGGCCCTCAGAATAAATGGTATATAAATATATTTGCTCCATTTGAAGGTAATCATTATGACCATCACTCACATTGATTTGGAATTTGATGACACTAAACTTTTAGAAGAAAGTCAGCAACTTACATTCAAGAGGATTTCTGTACACGCATGTGATTATGAAGCTGACTCATCAGGTTTAGTACATATGAGTACAGGAAGTATATCACTTCTTGATGAAGAGGTCTCATACTTTGAAAAGACTTTAGATCTAACTCATGGTTATTGTTATGATGTGGCTCAACAAGTATGTGACTTGTTTAGTGTAAAAGAATGGAGAGTTAAAGTTCTTCGATATTCACCAGGAGATAGAATTTTCAGTCACCTAGATAATAAAAGTTTGAATCCGTGCGCTATCAATCATTTATTCGGAGGATCTGCTCCCATTATTTTTAATCAAACAGAAGTTGTTGAATATAAGACAGCCATAATTGATATATCTAATGTGTTCCATAAAGTAGTTAATACTAGCGATGAAGTACGATATACACTGAAAATTATTCCTATGGATAAAAGTTATGAAGAACTTAAACAAATTGCCAAATCTATTGGAGTTTCAATGGCCGTGGAGTAAAGACATACATCACGCGTACAGTGAAATCTATAAAGATATATTACAATCTGGCTATAAACATCCTCACAATATGAATCACACCGATGTTAATATTCATCCTTCACAAATAACTGAAGATGGATACTATCGATATGTTCATGGTAACGAAGAAGAGTTTTGGTATGTAAAAGAAGGAGTGTCTAATCATAAAACGTCATTTTTGTTAAGTGACACTAGGCCTAAAGTTTCATATCCATATAGCAATACAGATCTAAAAAAGATAACTTCTGATGCTGCCAAACTTATTAGAGAAGAATGTAAAAAACTTTGTTTATTTTATGACATCCATGATTACAATTTAAGATTAATAACTTTGAAACAAAATGAATATTTGTCATGGCATAAAGATAGTATCAATACAAAGGCAGCAATAAACTACAATTTTGGTAGCCAAGCGACAGTTGACTTTATTTCAAATTCATATACATATAAAACAGCGCTATTAAATATACAAGAGTATCATGCTGTGGTAAATAATGATACCCAAGACAGAATTACATTAAAAATAACTAGTAGAGATGTAGAATATAATGAGCTTTATGAAAGAATCTCCAGTTAACGAATTTAATTTTGATTTAGATATATCTGGTATGTTATCAGAATTCAATAGAAGAAAAAATCAAAGTAAGCGTCTACTCAAAAAAGGTGATGGCAGAGAATTAGCTAATGAAGAAGACGCTGATCACAAAGGTTGGATTTTGGATTTATACGATGGTTATGTTTATGACGAATGTTCAAGACTGTGTGCTGCATTGGGAATAAAAGACTATAAAGTAAGAATAATGTCTTATAGTTCGGAAGATTATCTGGACTGGCACGTAGATCCATTTCCTAATACAACAAGAATTAATATTCTTTTAACGGATCCTTTTCCCACTGTATTTGAAGATAAAGAATATAAATATAAAATTGCAATTGTTGATGCTACCAGAAAAAAACACAAGTTTGATAATACTGGAAAGCCACCTAGAGCTATTGTTAGGATCCAAATAAACGATTTTACATACGACAAATTATGTGACCACTTAAATGATATTAATATCAAAACATTATACTGACGATGCAAAATACCTTTACAGGATAGCGGAAGAACGAGGATTTATAAACTACTCTATTCAAAATATTCCCAATGATGTTTATTGTGTGGCTGTTGCATATCATAATGAAACTCCTATAGCTGTATCATCAGCATATGAACGAGATATGTTTAACAATATGTGTAGAGTACAAAATCGTTACTACTGTAATCTAAAATATAGCAACTTGAAGGGGTTTGGTAAAGGTATAAGACCATTTGCTGTTACAATGATTGATCATCAAATCCAATTTATACAAAAATATGGATTCGATGGATACTTTATTTCTATGGAAAGATCACGTAAAGCAATGGCTTCTTTAATTGATTCTATCAATATACAATCACGGCACCAATGGCATTTTACAGGTCACAACTATAGAGTTGCAACTGGAAACGGTGGTGTGCAACAAATACTGTGGACAGGGAATCTTAAACTTGACGAAGAAACGTAACATTCTTCTTGGAACAATATCGGTAAGGAATCAAAAATTTGTTCCTTATCCTGTTGGATGCCTTATATCACACTGCCAAAAAAATGATATAATAAACAAAAAGTTCAACTTCTTAGAACCATTATATCATTTTGATCAAGCCAAAACTTATGATTTTACAAATGTTGATATCTTAGGTCTTACAAACTACATATGGAACCAGTTGTTCAATGATAAAATCTCAAAGATTTTTAAAGAACAAAACCCTTCTGGACTTGTAATATATGGAGGACCTAATGTACCTGAAACTATGGACTTCTCTCAAGAATATATGATGGACCGAGAAGAGGTGGTTGACGTAGCTTTTCCTGGACCATCAGAAAAAACTTTTGAAGATTTTCTATTAAACCTTGACAGCAAACAATTGCATGAACACGAATTTACAATCGGACTAGGTTGGCACAATTACTCATCTAGTAGAAAGGCTTATGCTGTTCCTGATTTAATGCCTAC